TTGCAACTAACAATTCTGCTAGTTGCCGTCGGTAACTGCCTACGCCGTAAGGTTTGGGTCTGTCTCGTCTATTGCCTCAATCGTCATGTTCGGGTTTTCTTTAACCCAATCACGATATGTTGCAGGCATTTTTTGGCCGCTAAGTTTCAGCAAATTGTATGCCCAACAAACTAGATCGGTGTAGCCGATACCTTTGCCGTCACTAATTTTGCGACCTTCTGTTTTTTCCCATTCGCAGATAACAAACATATTTGTTGTTAACTCGACTGGGGCTACGCCGTCTTGTAGATCTACTTTAAGTTTTAATCTCATTGCCTTGTCCTGTTCTCGGCCAGTTATGGCGCGTTAGATCACGTTACGTCAACTGTGTATGCGCCACCCATAAGTTCAATGTCGTAGGTAGCCAACTCGCCCAAGTTTGCGTTCATTACTGGCAACGCACTTAAGAACGTATTAGTTAATTCAAAGCCCGGATTAGTTGCGGTGTTTGAGCCTGACGCTGGAGTTACTTTGATATAACACTTTGTGCCGACAAGTGGCGCAAGAATTGCGTAACTCTCAGCCGATGCAAATGACGCATAAAGAGTTAACGTGGCGCTGTTTGATTGCAGGCCAGCGGTGTTAGTGCGTGCAGTCGAGCCAAACGCGGTGTCCTCAAGTGCCTCAACAACGTAGTTAACGGTTACTGCTGATACCTGATCGGTGATGTCTGTAGTCGCTGCGCTTGACGCACCGATTAAAACGACTGGGTTTGAAAGATAGGTGCTAGTTGCCATGTGTTAATCCTTTTGTCTTGTAACTATAGTTTTACCATACCGCAACGATATGCGTGTGTATGCTCACGCCGTTTGCGCTTGCAAGCCAACTGCCACGTCATAACACGGATATTCTTGCCCGCCTATGTCGAGTGTGCCGGGTCTGCCCGACATTGCGATGACGCTTGAGCCAAGCACTAGCGCGGTGATCTGCAAAATCTCACGCAACACAGGTAGCCCCGCTGGGCCGCTGCCAACAATTTTGATTGGAAAGTCCATACGCACAATGTTGCCGTTGCCTGCGATGGTCGTAAAACTTGGCGCTGTAATAAACACACAATTAGGCACAAGTTTTGTCGGGTCGTTTACTACCCGTAAGCCCGTTACGGCTGTCAGCGTGGCGCTGAGATCGTCTAGCGCCTCATTAAATAGATCGTTGTACGGTGCAGGCACTACGCCACCGCAGGTCGGTCAATACCTAACAACTGTTTAACGATCGGTGTCATTGACTGTTGCGGTGCTGTACCCATGTTGTCAAACGACGCAAACACGTTTTCTAGACTGCCTCGACTACGCCACAACGCCGCCGCATACATGATCGTGCCGAGCGTTACGTCACCGCTAGGCGACGTGCTCAGACTGTCGTTGTAGCCTGCCTCAGCTCGGCGACGGCTGCAGAACTGGTTGCCAGCGCTTACGGCCTGCGTAGCCAGCGTGTAATCGTCTGACGGGTTTGTGATTGACACGCCAAGATATGTGACAAGGTTTGCGACCGTGACCCACGTGCAAGTCGGTGTAAACGAGACTGTACCTGTGTAGATCGCAACGAATTCGACGTTGCTACCCGTGCAAGCGTAAAGCACTTGGTTAGGTATTGGCTGGGTTTGGTCAAATGTCCATTCGCCTGTCGTGCTATCTACGCCTGTGTATTTGTATTGTGGGCATGACAACACGGTAAATGTGCCGTTAAACGGTGCGCCTAACGCGCCTACAACTACGCTGTCGCCAACTTGTATGTCGGTTGGCTCGAGCGTAGATATGCAGGCGTAGTTATCTAGTAACTGTTTTGACGCTGTTGAATATGTTGCCATAGCGGTTAGGCCGCTACTCGATCAGGCGTAACTGGTTTTGTACGCGAGTGTTGCTTTTGTTTGAAAGAACGATGCGTAGCCGTAGTACGAGAACGTACGTGACAACGTGCCGGGATTTTCAACGCTGAGCAATCCTCGAATTGCTTCGTAATACTCTGACGCTGGTGCGTGAAATACTGCAATGGTTTTTGCTGCAACGTTGCTGTCAACAATCATTTGCAAACCAAGTGGGTTGATTGTTGCCCAGTTTGCAAGACTGCCTGCGCCAAGTGTGTTGTATCCACCAAGACCGGGTTGTCCAATTGCTGGAAACAATGGTCGTTTGTCAGCATCAACTACTGAGCCAAGTGTTGCCCAAGCGTCAGGTCCAACCAACATATGCGTTGGGAACAAGTTTGTTCCTGACGATATTTTTTGTGCCATGACGTAAAGAGTTGCAATTAAATCTTCAGGTGTGCCGTTCCAGTTTGTCTGAACGCTTGCACCTGTAACAAATGTGTCAACTGCAAAGTTGTCTGTAGCAATCATGTACTGACCCATTAGGTCGTTCATGATCTGTGTCATTGCGGCAGGTGACGTAAAGTCAATGTCCTGTACTGACAAAGTTACTTGACCAGCGAACGTCTTTTTTGTTACCGAGTTTGCTGCGATCACCATTGTTGTTGCTGATGCTGCACCAAATTCTGCGCTGCCTGTTTGTTCGGCAACTGATGTGTGAGTTGTGATTGTTGGGCGAATAAATGTTTTTTGTGTGCCACCGTCAGGATATGCGCGCGCGCCGATCGCTGTTACGAATGGTCGAATAAAGTTAATGTCTTGAAATACTGGCCCGAGTACTGGTACTGGCAACAAACCCGGTGTATCGGTTGTTGCAATGTCACCTGCGGCTGCCTGTAGCACACTTTGTTTTGCTTTTTGTGCGCCAACAAATTCTTCGTTGACTTTGCGAAATGTGTCGCCACCGATGTGGTACGCGGCAAGATATTCGCCAACACTTGGCATACGAAATTCGCGTTTTGGTTGCGCCCAAAGTTTGTCAACGGTTGCTTGTGCTGCCTCGACTACTGGGGTTGTTGATGTTTCGCTCATGGGGGTTTTGTCCTTTTGTTCGTCTTGTTCTGATTGTATAGCATTTGTTAATTCTGTTTCGGGGATACCTTCGGCTACCTCGTCAGGTGCGCTTGCCGCAACATCGGTAATGACTGCACCGCTAAACGCGCCTTCGCTAACCAGCGACAATTCTTGCCAGTTAGCCGCCTCTACGATCATTACGCCTTTTTCGTCATAACTAAACTTTGTTGGGGTTACGCCTACCGATACTGCGTCAATAACGCCGTCATTGGCAAGGGTAAGTGCTTCGTCGCCTAGTCGAGTGGCGCTGATCTTGGCCGTAAACATCATGCCCTGTGGCGTGTCCACACGCTCAACTACTTTGCCAACAATCTGATTGCTGTCGTGTTGCATATAAAGTTTCGGGTCGCGCCCCGTGACTGGCAACGACCCTTGCAAAAATCGTACCTTAGTGCCGTCATTAACTGTCGCTGTCTCGTCGTATGTGACTGCTACGCCTGAGATTGAGCGCGACGGCAAGCCCTGTGCCGCCGCTGCATCAACCGTGATCTGTGAAGGGGTTAATCGGATCATAAAATTTATAGTACTCCATTTGGTATCGGTGTTTCGGAATTGTCCTCGCGGTAGTCACTCATCGAGTATTCACCCGACAAATATTGCTCTACGTCAAATTCAACATATGTGCCGTTAGGTAACACGTTGTTTTGGCTTAGTGTGCCAGCAATGCAATCTGCGTAAGCGCGTACGCCAAATGTCCACAAATCCATTCGAGCCTCAGCACTCGACTGGTACGAGTAACTGCCGACCGACACGCCTGCAAGGTACGGCGGAATATTGCATAATCGAGCCATTTCCATTGCCTGAAATTCGGCGCTTTCAATTAACAACATTTTGTCAGGGCTAGTCATTGTTTCTGTGTAGGTCACAAACTCGTTAAGCGCCGCAGTCTGATTAGTTGCGCGCGCCGCGTTAAACGCCGCTGCAAGATCGGCCAATTCTTGTGCGCTTAACGGCTCGCCACCAGTCTGACGCAAAATGCCTGCCGGTATTGCGCTGCTTGAATTGCGAAACCGTGCTGCCTCAAGTTGCAACGCCGTCGCAATTGCTTTTTCGCTCATGTAAACGATGCCTTGTATCGGCGACAAAAATTGCACAAGATCGTCAGGGTTTAAATTGCCGCCTTGAAACGTAAGTTGTTTTGACGGCGCAAACCATACTGGGCCAGTTTGGTCAAGTGTGTTGACCATGCCTGCAGGTAGTCGAGTAAACGACGCTGGGTATCCGTCGGCTGTGCGTGACGTAATGTAAAGAAACGCGCGACCGTAAAAAAATAAATCGTCAAATAGCCAACTAAGTAAAAACGAATTTGGCACGGTTGGGTCAAGTCGTCGCAACCATGTGCGCGGCGCTAACGGTAACTTTTCCATTTCTTGACCGTTCCAAATTTCGTTGTACATTTTTAAGTTCATGCAACCGATGACGCTGGCCATAAGATCGCGCGCTCGACTAACGGTTGGCACGCTCATTGCGCGGTTGCGTGATTCGCCTTCGCTGTACGAGTAGTACTGTCCGATCATGCCAACGCCTGCGGTGTTAGCCGAGTAGTACTGACCGCCAGCCGCTGCCGCTTTAGTTGGCTCAGGCGATATAGCCGCCTTGTTTACTGACTTGTTAAAGATTGCCATTGGCTAAGTATGCCACGCGTATTGCTTGCCCGTGTTGATAGGTGACCGCCGCAAACGTAACCGAGAAAGCATAGGTAAACGACGGCCACCCGTTTTGCATACTAGCCACTAGCCACAACGATCATAGGTTTACCTGTTGCTGTAGGTCGGCTTGCAAGTGCGGCGCACCAAACTAAACAGCGCGCTAACTCAATCGGGCCGGGTGATCGCTGGCTAGATAGTGCGATGCTGTTTTGTGACCTTACTGCAACAGCGCGTTGTACGTGTTCAGCCAACATATTTTCGCCTGTATGCCACAACAGTTTTTCGTGAATCATTGACTTAATGCGCGGCGTAAATTTAAGTATCTCGCCGTAGCCGACAATCGCACGCCGACGCTCTAACGCCAACGGCCAATGAATATCTATTGACGGTGAAATAGCAAATTTAATTGCCGTGTTTTTGGCTAGGCGCTCTACGTGTTGCAACATTTCGTCGTATGTGTCGCACACAAATTCGACGGTGACGACGGTGCGCCGATCGTCAAGCACTACGGCTCGAGTAGCAAAATAGCGGTCGTCGGTCAGCGACGTTTCTATTGCAATCGTGCCGCCGTCGGGCATCGGGTCTGTGTATTCCAACTCAGGCCACAAACCCGGTGCTATCCATGACTTGTCACTAGCGACCCAAAGATTGCACGACGCTCGTAAAAAACTTGCGCGGTCAGGGTTCTCGCTCTCAGCTTCAATCGTTTTTAAAGTAAGCGTTTTGCCTAGCGCTGGGTTAGCCCAACCCCACGCGCGACTGTCCATAGGCGATATGTCAGGCGGCGGCGACCACTCCGCAAAGTACAGCGATGACGGCTCAGCACGGTCAATAGATCGCAACCCCTGCTCGCGCCAACGTTGCATTGCGGTGCTTGCCTCAGTACCTGCCGTTGACCACGCCGACAACAATGGCGAACGTCTAGCGCGCTGCGCTGGCAGTAAACCGCCGTCAATAACTGTTGACCCAATATCCCAAATTTCGTCTGCCACGATCAGGTCGCAAGACATACCGTGACCAACGCTTGAGTTGGCTGCACGAATAAACCATTTAGACCCGTCAGGCATAGTGACCTGATTACGGCCATAAGACCGCATGAGTTTTGCACCAAACCTAAGTTCAAGAATGTCGGCAAGTTTGTCGTACAACATGACTGCCAAGTCAAGACGATGCGCGGTAGATAACACGGTTTGCGATAGCCCCCGGTGCTTAGGCATCTCAGTCAGCCACCAACCGACAAGCGCCGTCAACGCAACCGTCTTACCGTTCTGACGCGCAGTACTAACCATAGACATACGATGCAAAAAATCCCCGTCGCCGTCAAACAACAACTGACCGTCTAAAACTCTTTGCTGCCACGGCATCAACTCCATGCCAAGGTGCTGTAAAGCCCAGCCCCCCACCTCAGCCCCAAACGAACCGGCAGCGTCAGGCCACACAGTTTCCAGTCGAGGCTGATCTCGGCCAGTTACCGCCAGTTCAGGCTGGTTAGGGTCATCTGAGATAATCCTGAGTTGGGTCGGGTCTT